ATGTCGAGGCGCCCGTAATGCCTATCCCCCTCCTCGATTACCAGATCGAGGGCGCCGACTTTCTGGCGTCTCGTGAACGCGCCGGGCTCTTTGACGAGCCCGGCGTAGGGAAAACCGCGACGGCCATCGGCGCCCTAGATCGCGTCGGCGCCCGGCGTGTGATCGTCGTCGCGCCTGCGGCGGTGCGCGAGGTTTGGGTCGGCGAACACAAGAAGTTCTCGACGATGCAGCGGAAAGTCTTGAAGGGCAAGACGATCCACGACCTCGCCCTCTGGCTTCGCGGCAAGGCCGACATGCTCGTGACTTCCTACGAACTGGCGGCCCGATGGGCGCCGAAGATCGAGGAGGCGGGCGACGTGTTCGACGCCATGGTGATCGACGAATCGCACTACGCCAAGAGCCCGACCGCGCAGCGCACCCGCGCGCTGCTCGGGACGCAATGCGATGGCCGCAAAGGGATCGGCGCGTGGTCGGCGCGAACGTGGATGCTGACCGGCACCCCGGCCAGCAATGACCCCACGGACATCTGGCCGTTCCTGCGGTTCTGCAACGGCACGGGGCTGACGCTCCCGGCGTTCACCACGCGCTATTTCAAGTCCTGGCAGGGGGTGTACAGTTCACGGCAGACCCCGCGCGAGGAAATGATGCCGGAACTCCGCGCGCTGATCGCGCAGCACTCGATCCGCCGCACGAAGGACGAGGTGGGGTTGAAGCTGCCGCCGATCTGGTTGACGACGACGACGGTGGACGGCGACACGAAGGAAATCCGCGACCTTCTCCTGCAACACCCGGACCTCGAACAAGCCATCCTCGATGCGCTTGAAGCCGGTGGCCTGTCTTTCCTCGACGCGCAGCACGTCGCCACGCTCCGCCGCCTCGTCGGCGAGGCCAAAGCGCCAGCCTTCGCCGAACTGCTTATCGAGGAACTGAGCAGCGGCATGGACAAGGTTGTGGTGATGGGGGTTCACAAGCGAGCCCTGGCTGCGGTGCAGGCCGCGCTCACCAAGGCAGGTATTCACTCGGTCAGGGTGGACGGCGACGTGTCGGAAAACCAGCGCGTCGCGGCGGTGAACGCCTTTCAGAACGATCCGGCGTGCCGGGTGTTCCTCGGGAATATCCGCGCCGCCGGCACGGGCCTGACCCTGACCGCCGCCGCGGAGATCGTCTTGATGGAGCAGTCATGGAGCCCGGCGGATAACGCGCAGGCTTTGATGCGCGTCCACCGCCTCGGCCAGACGCGCAACGTCCGCGCCCGGCTCGTCGTTTTGGCTGATAGCATCGACGAGGTTGTCGTCGATCGGGTGCGGGAGAAGACCGCAGCCATCGCGCAAATCGGCTTTGAAATGCAGACGACCGACGAAGCCGCCTAAAATCTGTCAGTTAGCAACATTGCTACTTGACGTAGCGATGTAGCGTTGTTACTATGTAGCGCCATTCAGAGGAGAAAAGTTATGGCCAAGTTCTCACTTCACATCGAAACCAGCGACGCCAATGAACTCGCGGAAATCGCTTTGCGGATCGCGGTCGGCTCGGGCGGCGCGGTCGGGACTGCCGCGGGCGAAACGCCATCGGCGGAGTTCCACGGTTCCGGCTCGCAGCTTGACGAACCCAAAGCCACGCCTGCGCCTGCGGCAGACAAGCCCCGCCGTGGCCGTCCCGCCAAGGTCGAGGCTGCGCCTGCGGTGGCTGCCGTCGAACCGGCTCCGGTTGCCGAACCCGCGCCTGCCGCCCCGGTGGCTGCGCCTGCGCCTGCGCCTGCGCCTGCCGCCCCGGCGGCTGCTCCGGCTGGCGAGATCACCTACGACACTCTGAAAGAAACGCTGACCCAAGTTCTCGGCGTCAAGTCTGCGAAGGACGCGCAAGACGTTATCCGCGAGGCCACGGGCGGCAGGGCGGCGTCGTTGACGCAATGCCAAGTCGAGGACTACCCGGTTGTTGTGGCGGCGCTGCGGGCGGTTCTGCAATGATCGAGAACGAACCCACACACAAGCCGCGGCGCTTGCCGCGCGACCCTCGGCGCTGGACCGAGCAGTATCCCATCGACCAGATGAAGCCGGGGAACACGATGTTCATTCCGACAGGCACCGGGCCGGGCGAGATCAAGTCCTCGACGGTCACGGTCCACGTCAGCCGGCTCGCCCGGTCCTACGAGCCGCGCAAGCATTTCACCTGCGAGCGCGCGGAGCGAAACGGCGTGCAGGGCATTATTGTGTGGAGGCAAGAATGAGCGAGCATCGCGCGCACTCAAAATACGGCGGATCGACAGCCTCGCGCTGGATGAACTGCCCTGGCAGCGTCGCCTTGTGCGAAACGATCCCGCCGCTTCCGTCTTCGGCCTACGCGCAGGAGGGGACGAAGGCTCACGCTTTGGCGGAAGCGGCGCTGTTGAACTTTTGGGCGACTGGGGAGCGGGACGCGAGGGCGCTGAAAGAACCCGTGCCAGAGGAAATGTGCAAGCACGTCCAAGTCTATCTCGACGCCGTTTATGCCGAGGTGGACGCTTCGCCAGACGCCGTGCTGCATATCGAGCAGCGTTTCATGCTCGACGTGAAGACGACGGAACCGGGGACGGTGTTCGGCACGAACGACGCGCTGGTTTATTCGCCATCGCGTAAGCGCCTCGCCGTGTTTGACCTCAAATACGGGGCGGGCGTGGCCGTGAAGGCAGAGGACAACCCGCAGCTTCTTTTCTACGCTGCGGGCGCTGCGCTGTCCCGCCCCGACTGGCCCGTCGCAGAGGTCGAAGTCAATATCGTCCAGCCCCGCGCGCCTGACGCAGCGGAGAACGGGGCGATCCGCACGGCGGCGATCCACCCAATCGACCTCTTGGAGTTCTCGGCGCAAGTCGAGGCGGCGATTGCGCTGGCCGAGGAAGCCAAGGCAAACCAAGCCGACGAGAAGGCGGAACGCTGGTCGGGGACATACATCACCCCCGGCTCGTGGTGCCGCTGGTGCGCGGCTGCGGCGATCTGCCCGGCGCGGGAGAAGCAGGCGCTCGAACAGGCTGGCTTGGCCTACGGTTCGGTCGCCGAGATCGCCTCGCCTCGTGATCTGCCGACCGTGCGTGAAGTCGGCCTCGATCTCGACCGGCTCGGGCGGCTGCTCCGGGCGCTCGATCTGCTCGACGATTGGGGCAAGCAAGTCCGCGACATGGCCTTCCAGATGGCTTCGGCGGGCCACGTCGTCCCCGGTCACAAGCTGGTCGAGAAGATGGCCCGGCGCAAATGGGTCGCCGACGAAGAAGCCGTCGCGGGCTACCTTGCGACGGTGTATGGAATGGACCGAGCAGATGTGCTACCGCCAAAGCTGGCCGGTATCTCGGAAGTGGAGCGGCTGCTCGCTGCTCGGCTCAAAGACAAAGCGGCCCTTCGGGCTGCTAAGGAGGACATTAGCGTGAGGTTCACCCTCAAAGAGAGCAGCGGCCTTTCGCTAGTGCCAAACGCAGACAAACGGGAACCCGTGTCGCAATCCGCGGCAAAGGCGTTTCTCGGCGTGGCTGCGGAATAGCAAGTAGCCTACATCCTCAACCCTCGAAAGGACAAAGAGTATGAATATCCAGCTTATGAAGACCCGCTATGGCGCCGATGTTATTGCGGGCTTGATGGCGAAGAACCCGGCCACCGTTCTGCCATCGGGCGACGTTCGCTTGCCGCCGGCGCGCTTGTCTTTCCCGGCGCTCGCGCGCCCCGGCAAGAACCTGACCGACCCGTCGAAGCCCGGCGCGTATTCGGCCACGCTCCTGTTCGCCGAAGGCGCGGACTTGTCCGTGCTGAAAGCGGCGCGGGATCGCGTGCTGAAAGAAGCCTTCCCGAACAACCCGACCGGCGTGGGGATGAAAAACCCGTTCCGTAACCAGGGCGAGAAGGTGGCGCCGGCGGAAGGCGGGTTGAACCCGCAGGGCAAAAGCCTGTCGGGTTATGTCCCCGGCCAGCCGTTCATCATTCCGTCGTCTCGTCAATACCGGCCTCACACCTACATGCTGCCCATCGTCAACGGCGTTCCATCGCAATGTGACGAGAGCAAGATCGAGGAAGTATTCTATGCCGGCTGTTGGGTGATTGCAGTCGTCAACGCCTACGCCTCGAAGAACCAAGCGAACCCCGGCGTGTATTTCGGGTTGCAGTCTGTCCTCAAAATCATGGACGACGAAACGCTTGGCGGCTCTGGCGGCGGGGCGCCTAACCCGGCTGCGTTTGCCGGCGTGCAGGTGGACAATTCCGTCAACCCGGCCTCTCTGTTCTGAGGGTAGGCGGGGGATGCAGCGCGCCAAATACACCCCGGCGGCGCCAGCCATGGTTACACGGCTGCCGTTCACACTCCGGGCGGCGCTGATGTGGTTCCCCGCCGACGGTTCCCCTCGCCGCTGGAAGCACGGCGGCGAGGGCGACCCCGCCAATCGCACCCTCGCCCATCTACGCGATCTCGGGTGGATTGCTGCGCGCGTAATCAAGGCGCGCGGAAAGCAGCACACCGAAAGGTGGCTGACCGAACCGGGCGTTAAGGCTCTGCAACGGATCGCGGCGCAGATCGCGGCGCGATGCGGCACACACGATATTGCAGGGATGGTTGTCGATGAATGACATTGCCGCTCACATTGATTTCGAGACGCGCTCCACGGTCGATCTAAAAAAGGCCGGCGCTTGGCGCTACGCCCGCGACCCCGGCACGGAGATACTTTGTCTGGCGTGGCGCATTGGCGAAGGGCCGGTCGAAGTCTGGACGCCCGGCCTGCCGTTTCCCGGCGCGCTGTTCGACCATGTGGCTTCGGGCAACAGGGTAATCTCGCACAACGCGCCGTTCGAGTATGTGATCTGGAACCACATTCTCGCTCCGGCCACGGGCGCACCGCGCCTGCGGATCGAGCAGCTTGATTGCACCATGTCTCGCGTCCTCGCGCTGGCCTTGCCGGCCACGCTGGAACAGGCGGCGATGGCCCTGGCTGTCCGTGTCCAGAAGGACATGGAAGGCCGCAGCCTTATGATGCGAATGTGCAAGCCGCGCCGCGTCAACCCGGACGGCAAGCCGGAATGGCTTGACGACGCACTCAGCCGCGACAGGCTCGCCCGCTACTGCGTGACGGACGTAGAGGCGGAGTGCGAGGTGGACGCTGCGCTGCCCCGCTTATCGCCGGCGGAGCGCCGCGCGTGGGAACTTGACCAGCGGATCAATGAGCGCGGCGTGATGCTCGATCTTCCCCTCGTCGCCGCGGCCCGCGCCGCCGTGCAAGAGGCGCAGCGCCGCGCCGACGAGCGCATGTGGTGGCTGACGGACGGCGACGTGAAGCGTTGCACCGAGACGGCGAAGATCGTCGCGTGGCTCAATAAGCGCGGCCTGCCGTGCGAGAGCGTGGCGAAGGGCGAGGTCGAGGAGATCGTCTTGAAGGCGCAGGTGATCGGCGACCCGACCGCCGAAGAAGTGATCCGCCTGCGCCGTGCGAGCGCCAAGTCTTCGACCGCCAAGTTTCAAGCCATGCTTGATAGTGCCGGCGTTGACGGGCGCGTGCGCGGCACGCTGCAATACCACGCGGCTTCGACCGGGCGGTGGGGCGGCAGGCTGATCCAGCCGCAGAACCTCCCGCGCGTCGATCCTGACCGCGATCTGCCCGATGTGATGCGCGCCTTGAAGCTGCTCGAAGCGAACCGCGGCGCGTCCGAAATCGTGGATGGCCTCGACTTGCTGACCGGCGATCCGCTTGGCACGCTGTCCCGCTGCCTGCGCGCCATGCTGAAATCCGCGCCGGGCAAGGTGTTTGTCGGCGGCGACTTCTCCAACATCGAAGGCCGCGTCAACGCATGGCTCGCCGGCGAGGATTGGAAGGTCGAAGCGTTCCGCGAATATGATGCTGGCGTCGGCCACGACCTTTATAAGCTGGCCTACGCCCGCGCCTTCGGTATCCCGCCAGAGATGGTCGAGAAATGGATGCGCCAGATCGGCAAGGTCATGGAACTGGCGCTCGGCTACCAGGGTGGCGTCGGCGCCTTTCAGACCATGGCAGGCGGCTACGGCATTAAGGTGACAGACGAGCGCGCCGACGAACTGAAACGCGCGTGGCGCAACGCGCATCCCCGCATCGTCCAGTCATGGTGGAGCCTGCAAGACGCCGCGCTCGAAGCCGTCTCACTGCCCGGCGTGACGGTGCGCGTGCTGGACAACAAGGTCGGCTATCACGCGGCGAACGGTTTCCTGTTCTGCCAGCTTCCGAGCCGCCGCGTGCTGGCTTACGCGAACCCCCGGATCGTCGAAGTCGAGACGCCTCGCGGCGACAAGCGCCACCAAGTCGAGTTTGATGGCGTGGACAGCATGACGAAGAAGTGGGGGCCGCAGCGCCTTTACGGCGGGCTGCAATGCGAGAACATCGTGCAAGGCGTGGCGCGGGACATAATGGTCGAGGCGATGCACCGCATTGACCCGGAATACCCCGTCGTCCTGACCGTCCACGACGAACTGCTTTCCGAGATCGAGCCGTGCGGCGACGACGTTGCCGACCGCTACGCTTCGCTTATGTCCGTACTGCCGTCATGGGCCGCGGGGTTGCCCGTGGCAGCGCAGGCGTGGACTGACACCCGGTATGTGAAGTAGCCGCGCCGATGAACGACACCTTCCGGCAAGCTGCCCTCGCATGGGCGGCGCGTGGCTTCCGCGTGTTCCCGCTGCAACCGCGGACCAAGATACCCTACGCGAACTCCGACTGGACCCGCACCGCGTCAAGCGACACGGCGACCGTGCAAGCCGTGTGGTCTGACCCGGTGACGGGCGCCCCGCTCGAACACAATATCGGCGTCCTCTGCGACGACCTTATCGTGATCGACGTTGACACCAAGAAGGCCGGCGTCGAGGCCACGGCGGCGCTGCTCGATCTCGGCGTCGATCTTTACACCCTGACCGTCTCCACGCCATCCGGCGGCCAGCACGTCTATTATTCCGGCCCTGCGGTGGCGAACCGCGTCGAGAAGCTAGGCCGGGGCCTCGACGTGCGATCCTTCCACGGTTATGTGATCGCCCCTGGCTCCTTCCTCGACGGCGCGATCCCGTCGAACAAAGGCTCACATGGCTGGTACGCGCTCGAAATAGATGCGCCTGTTGCCGAAGCGCCACAACACCTTATCGACAAATGCGGCACTCCTGTTCAACGCGCCGCCGGCGCAACGCAGCCCGTCGCAGACTTGGACCGACCGGAAACCATCGCCGCCGCAGCGCAGTACCTCGACCGCGAAGCGCCCGCTGCGGTGGAAGGGGACGGCGGCGACGCCACAACCTTCCGCGTCGCCGCCAAGCTGAAAGACTTCGGCGTCTCTGAAACCACGGCGCTCATGCTCATGTGGGAACGGTGGAACCATCGCTGTTCCCCGCCGTGGGACCACGGCGATCTCGCCCGCAAGGTGGCGAACGCTTTCCGCTACGGCGCCTTCCCGCCCGGCGCGCGGGCGCCGCAGGCAGAGTTTGGTGGGGTGCGGCCACCCTCGGCTTCCATCGAACT